GAGCACCTACAAGACGGATGACTCGGACACCTTGGCCTCGAAGTTTGGCGACACCGGTGGCGGGGCTCAGCCGAAGTACAACACGGAGCTGGAAGCCAGTATGTCCGGCATCAAGGACGGACGCCTGGCCGACAAGTTCGACGATACCAAGTCCGGCGGCGGTGGCGGCTGATGTCGTACGACATGGTCGAGGAGGACGTCCCTCCGTTTCAGTCCCGAGTCGGTGACTACGTCCTCCACGGTTCCAACAATAGCTGTCTTATCCTGGGACGCGACCGGGCCAAGAACGGTCCGGCGACCGTCGACGACGGGCAGGGTTCCGCCGACAACGGCGCCAAAGGGAAGGGTGCAGGTTCGGCTCACCTGATCGCCGGTCGTATGGACAAGAAGGGCGACCCGGACTTCAAGAAGGATTCCTCGTTCCTGTACCTGTCGATGAAGACAGACCCGGACGCCAACCTCGACATCACGAGCGTCGAGAAGGAGCAGAAGGGGCTCCCGGCCGCCATCCTCAAGTCCGACTCCGTCCGCCTGATGTACCGCAAGGACATCAAGGTCGCCATCGAGACGGGCAAGAACTACATCTTCATGGACGACACCAAGGTCACGATCAAGATCGGAGACAAGGCGTCCATCGAGATGGACAAGTCCACCTGCAAGGTCTTCATCGACAAGACCAAGCTCACCTTGGACGGGTCGGAGGTGAAGATCGACTCCCCGAAGGTCCACCTGACCGGCGGCTGTGAGGCGCCGTGGGAGGACATGTTCCAGGCCCTGATCGACTTCGATGAGAACCACAACCACATGACCGGTGTCGGACCGTCGTCGCCGGGTCAGGCTGGTCCCGCCTCTGTTCCCAAGGACGTCGCCCTGAAGCAGAAGTTCCAGACATGGAAGCAGAAGGTGGAGCAGTGACATGCCTCTCGTCCAGGCCGCCCTCACCCAAAAGATAGAGGACGCGTACAAGAAGATCCAGGACGGGAAGGGGTCAGACGTCACCCCGAAGATCTCAGACGACGCCGCGTCCGCTCTTGCCGGAGCCTACGACGACTGGATCAACCAGGCTGGATTCCCGACTCCCCCGATTTCATTCGTGTCTCCGCCCCAGAAGTCGGCTCTGCAGCAGTCTCTGACGTTGCCGCTCTTCGCCGGCTGGGGACCGGGCCTGGTCGCCTACTGGTCTCCCTCGACGATCGCCGGTCCCGGATTCATCCCGGTAAACCCGCTAGCGCCTGCAACCATTGCACAATTGCCCAGTCTGGCGGCTCAACTGACGGCGGATCTGGCCTCGATGCTTGTCTCTCTCTCCAACGACAAGAGCGTGACTGCCCATGATGCGGCAGACAAGCTTGCGTCTAAGCTATTTACCTTTACGACAAGCCTCATGTACCAGACGACTACTACATCCGTCCCGCCCGTCGTGGCGACGCTTCCGGTGGCCTGATCTATGCCGATCGGGTTCACGGTTCCGTTCGCCCAGTCTACGGGCTCCCTTGGCTTCCTCGCCTACACGGACGACGAGGTGGAAGCGGCCAAGCAGAACATCAGGTCCCTCCTGGTCACGAACTGGGGAGACCGGCCCATGCACTTCCACCTGGGCTGCAACTTCGTGGAGTTCCTCTTCGAGCCGATGAGAAACGACGTGCTCAGGCAGAAGATGTCTGACCGCGTCGCCGACCAGCTCCAGAAGTGGATGCCGTTCGTCAGGCTCAGGGAGCTCGTAATCTACTTTCACGAAGAGGACGCGAGGGTGCCTCCGAACGGCGTGGGAGTCCAGATGAAGTTCAGCCTGGTCAGCAAGCCGACGAACGTGGCGTCGTTGTTCCAGGTCGTGCCCGCCCCGGGAGGATAAGCTAGATGCCGGCACCGAAGCAGAACAAGACCGCCTTCACCAAGGACCAGACTGTCAAGTACCTGAACAAGGACTTCCAGGGGTTCAAGCGGGACCTCATGCAGTTCTCGCAGGCGCACCACTCGGGCGTCTTCCAGGACTTCAACGAGTCGTCTCCCGGCATGGCCGTCCTGGAAATGCAGGCGTTCATCGGCGACATCCTGTCCCTCTACCAGGACATGCAGTTCGAGGAGGTGAAGCAGGAGTCTGCCCAGCAAATCGAGAACGTCGTCTCGTTCGCGAAGTCTCTCGGCTACCGTCCGCAGGGAAAGCGCGCCGCCCGTGGCAAGGAGACGTTCTTCGTCGAGGTCCCTGCCATCACCATCAACGGACAGACGATCCCGGACGACAGCTACTCGCCGATCCTTCGGGCCGGCGCACAGGTACAGGGACCCAGCAACACCGTCTTCGAGACACTCGACGACATCATCTTCAGCGCCTCCAGCCCCGACTATCCTCGCCTCGTCACGGGCTCCCAGTTTGACTCGACCACCGGACTCCCGACCCACTTCGCCATCCGCAAGGACATGGAGATCACGGCCGGTCAGACGATCACCGAGTCCTTCGTCCTCACGACCTTCCAGCAGTTCCTCGAGATCAAGCTCAGCAATCCGGACGTGATCGAGGTCCTCGCTGTGTGGGATTCCGAGGGGAACAGCTGGACCGAGGTGGACTACCTGGCCCAGGAAGCAGTGTTCGACGCCGACGTGAACTCGGACCCGACCGACAACACGGACGTGCCCTACCTGCTCAAGCTGGTGGCCGTTCCCCGTCGTTTCATCACGGACCGGGACCCGACCGATAATTCCACCTCCCTGATCCTCGGATCGGGAGACGGCCAGAACTTCGACGACGAGCTGATCCCGAACCTGGCAGACTACGCCCTTCCGTTGGCCGGTCGTCGGACGTTCGCCTCATACGCCATCGACCCTCAGAACTTCCTGAAGACTGAGACACTGGGGCTCAGCCCATACAACACGACGCTGACAGTGACCTACCGCGTCGGCGGTGGTCCGCAGACGAACGTCGCCCCGCAGTCGATCAGGACCGTCACCAACGCGCAGCTGGACTTCTCCACCACGACGCTGGATCCGATCAAGAAGGCGGCCGTGGTGCAGTCCCTGGAGTGCATCAACATCCAGAAGACGGACGGCGGCGCGCCGGAGGAGACGATCGGAGAGATCAAGGCGAACTCCTCGGCATTCTTCGCGGCTCAGAACCGCGTCGTCACCAGGGAAGACTACATCGCCCGCATCCTGTCGCTCCCCGCCAAGTTCGGCAAGCCGGACAAGGTGTACGTCCGCCGGGACAGCATCAATCCGTTGGCGATCGACGTCCACGTCCTGGCACGTGATGCGGACAACCACCTGCAGCTGGCGTCTCCGAACCTGAAGGCGAACATCGCCGCCTACCTGACGCCATACCGGATGATCACGGATGGCATCAACATCCTGGACGCCAAGATCATCAACCTGCGCTGCAGGTTCGGCGTGGTCGTCTCTCCGAAGGTGAACAGGACCGAGGTGCTGACGAAGTGTCTGGCTGTCGTCCAGGACTACTTCAACATCGATCAGCAGCAGATCGGACACCCCATCGTGGTCTCCGAGCTGTCGTCCTACTTGCAGGCGGTCCAGGGAGTCATCTCGGTGTACGAGCTGACGTTCACCAATGTGATCGGAAACGCCCCGCTTCCCGGAAGCCAGATCACCCTGCCGTACTCCACCACCCGCTTTGATGTCTCGCACCAGCGGCAGAACGAGATCATCTACTGCCCGCAGGACTCGATCTTCGAGATCAAGTACCCGATGGTCGACATCCAGGGAGTGACGCAGTAATGATCTACAGAATCTTCCCAACGAAGGACACCTGGATCACCAACATCGGACAGACGGTCACGCCGTACCCGACGACCGGCTCCAATTTCGGCGCCTCAGAGATCCTGAACGTCTTCAAGACCGGAGTCTCAGGGACGATCAGTCTCCCGGGCACGAGTGGCAGCGGCCGTATCCTGATGCAGTTCGATCACACCCAGCTTCCGTCGGGAAGCGGGCAGTCGTACTTCCTCAAGTTGTTTGACGCCCGTCATGCCGAGACGTTGCCGACCAGCTACGATCTCACTGTCCATCAGGTGATCAGGAACTGGGACGAGGGTGGCGGACTGGACGAGGATACGTTCCAGGACCTCGGGTTCGCCAACTGGGTGCAGCCACAGAGCGGGCAGTACTGGTCGACTCCCGGAGGCGATTTCATCGCGTTTGCCGACGACACGTTCCACCTCGATGACGGGCACGAGAACATCACGTTCAATCTGACGACGCAGGTGCAGTATTGGCTCACGGGAGGCGTGAACCAGGGCGTCATGGTGAAGGTCGCCGCGGCCTACGAGAGCAACACACAAGACTACTATGTCAAGAAGTTCCACGGTCGTGAGACGAACTTCCTCGATCGTCGTCCGTACATCGAGGCTCGTTGGGACGACTCGATCCGGGACGACCGGGCGAACTTCGTGTTCGACTACTCGGGGACCCTGTTCCTCTACAACGAGGTACGCGGCCAGCTGATCAACATCCCCGGTATCACGTCGGGTCCAAACTGCCTCACAGTCGCCGTCCAGGACCTGAGCGGCACGGTGCTGGTCGCATCGGCCAGCTGGACAGGTCTTCCTGGCATCTACAGCTGCAGCTTCCTGCTGCCGACCGGCTCGTACTCTGGCTCGCTGTTTTCGGACATCTGGTATCTCGGTTCGAAGGCCTACATGACGGGCAACTTCTCCCCGACGGACCAATTTTCGCAGCCCTCGATCTCGTCCGGACGGTACGAGGTGGAGATGCCGAACCTAAAGAACGAGTACACGACCGACGAGATGCCGGAGCTCCGGGTGTTGGTCCGCCCGTTCGACTACAACCCGCCGGTCTTCAACACGGGTTCGGTCACACCCGTCGGGACGAT